TTTTCATGTTTCTCTTTCTCCATTTTGCGTTTCTCTAGCATAATAAAGATCGAAACAATCGCGGCAACTGTGCCGAATGCCAGAGATGTAATGCGAAGCCAAGCCTCGATGTCCGGCAAAAGCGATATCATAACCGCAAGTATGCTTGTGAGTGATCCGAGAAATCCGTGTGCTGGTGTGCTAATGCCGCCGTCTATATTCATATTGAGTAATGTTTAAATTGTTTCCTTCAAATTGGTCAACTGTATGTAGCGGTCAGTCGGTCATCCCAAGCCACATTCGTTGCGGTCGTAGTAGAGGTGATATTGCCTCCCGAATCAATCACGATTTTATAGATCGTCCACACATTCGCGGATTCCGCAGAGCCGACAGGAGCAGTTCCGATGTAGGCTGTATCTGTAACGAAGTCGCTGCGAACCTCTTCCGAAAGTTTAATTGTTCCGCTGGCATCTGGCACAGTCAGCGTCCGAGTCGTTGCGTTGCTGATAAGAGAGGCGTCGAACTGCACTTCTTTTGAGGAGTTCGCGTCGTTGTAGATCGTAAAGTTCGCATCCGAGAAGACATCTGGGAATGTTCCAGCGTATGTCCAGTCGGTTGAGGCTCCTGCATTTGCTGTGCGGATGTAAATGCCCGCCGGATGCCTGCCGACAAACCAAGTGCCGGATGCCTCCCTGACGAGATAAGCGGAGTTTACTGGAGGTGTTCCAACAGTAATCGGAAGATCGGCGTAGTATTGCACCTCGCCGTCGATATACTGCGAACCCCCACCTCCTGCGAAGTCCAGTTTAGCTGTAAAAGGATTGAAGACCCAAGCCATCAGCCAATCGTTGCGATCCTGTCGTTGTCCGCAACGCCTCCTCCGACATAGGTTAAGGTAAGAACTTTTACGTTATTGCCGTCCTTCTTGTAAACGACTTGAGATATGTTGTTTGTGCTTCCGTAGTAGTTGATGTCGATCTCGTCGAACGGCGGGATTTGGAAGCCTTGCCCCGACAAAGAACCTTGATACGTGTTCTCGGTAATCTTGCGAAGAAGGTTGTTCTGCCCGTCGCCTAATGTTGGAAGTGCTGCCATATCGTTAGATTTAAAGTATTAAGTATTGTTGAACAAGCAAATTTAGTCTTGGAACACAGCGTAGTTCAGCTTCGCGTCCGTTGCCGTCCACCGCATCCACGCCTTGGCTACATCGTTCGGATCGTCTGCCCAAGCGCGGAGGTTCACGCTCTTCCAGTAAGAGTCCCACACCCACATCTTGTTTTGCCCCGGCGGATAGAAGTAAACGCAAACTGCGTGACCCCACTTGTCGGTGTAGATCGTCAGCACTCTTGCCGTAATCCCGCTCCCGCGCAAGCCCTGCGCCATAACAATCGCTTCGGGCAAGCAAGCGTTCCGATACTTCCCTGCGAAGTAAGGCTGGTCTACTGGAGGATTCGTGGCGCACCCCGCCAACAATAAGGCGATCAGCGGGGCAACGATACGCATTAGCTCAACGCGGCGGCAAGCTGCGCTCCAGTTGTTGCGACAGTCGATGAGTTCTTGAGACGGGTTCCAATCGCTCCGCTGGTAGTCAGCGCGGATGTCTGTGTATCCCAAACCTCGTCGGCAATCGTAGCGGCACTTGGAATGTCTCCAGTTGCAGCAGGCGATGCAGGAAGATTGTCCGTCTTTGCCTTAATAGCAGTAATGTCGCTATTTGCTGGAGCTGTGTATCCAATTGTAGCAAGACGGCTTGAAATATCAGCGTCAATACGACCTGTAACAGTTGAAGTAAGTCCAACATCGGAAAGCGCAGTGTCGCACTCTGTATTGACCTGTGCAGCCGTAAGAGTGGAGACAGGAACCTCGTTCGTGCCGTCCCAAACAATACTGCCCGACCCGACATTCGTAGAAGACGCAATAAAGGCGATCTCGTAGGTTCCCGCAGAGCCAGTCATATTACCGCTGTAAAAGCCAGAGGAGCCTACCTCTGTAAGCGAGATCGCAGAGCCTGATGTAGCCCCGCCTTGAAAGAGTTGTGCGGTAACTGTAAGCCCGCTTGTCGGGAGTGCGATGTTGAGTTCGTTTGCCATATTATTAGTTAGTTAGATTGCTCCCATTGCCGCTCCACTCGGTCTGCGAACCAAACTACGACAGGGTTCCATTCTCCTTCGGCGGGCCTGTCGATTTTGATAAGAGGAATGATGGTAGGCTCCACCCAGTCTTCCGGCGTGGGGTAAGGCGCGAGCGTGTCCATGCGGGGATTGCCCTCATCATCCAGCACGATGCTAATCAGTTCCTTGGTTCCATCTGCGAAGATTACTCCGTATGTTTTCATAGATTAAGTTCCGTAGGCGATTTCGACGGCATCGACGGCAGCAACCCAGCGCCATGTTTCGGATGCAATGCCTGTGACTTCGACTTTGAGTGCGTCGTTCGTATCGTTTGCGCTCAATGCGATAGAGGTTCCTGCGGCGTTATCGGTTCCGATAGTCACGGGTGCATAGACTTCCGCGGTAGTTCCCGCCACATTCTTTAGCGCGTATTGGCGCAGATAGTGGGATACTGCGGAGCCGTCTGACTTGATGCCTGTGATGTTAATGGTGAGGCCGAGGACTTTGCCGGATGGGATCGTGAGGCGGGTTGCGCTGCCGTCCAAGAAAAGCTCGACTGCGCTGTTTGTCGTGGTCTTGTTCCGCATGACGAAGCGGGCGCGTTGGGCATCGCCTTTGGCTGCAAATTGTCCGGCAGCATGAGCCTGCATTGAATTACGATCAGCCAATGCTCGAAATCCTCCCATGACACCACCATATGTTCCCGAGACTTCATTCAAATATCCACCAGATACAATGGAATTTGCACCAGAAACAATATTGTCTTGCCCGCCCAAAGCAGCAGAATAGTTTGCTGTAGCAGACTGGTCCCTCCCAGATGATATTGACCAACTTCCAGACGCAGTATTTCCGCTGCCGTTTAATATTGCTGAATCAGCGCCGCTCGCTACGCGTGTATTTGCGCTTCTACTTGTCTGCAAATCTACTGCCCTTGCTCCCCTCGCATTGCCACCAACCGAAGTCCCATCCGGCTTCGGACCAAGGATCAAAGCCCCCGAGCCTTTCGGCGTGAGGACGAGTGCGGAGTTGGTTTCGGTGGTGTTCTCGGAGAGGGTGACATTGACCTGCACGCTGTGCCCTGTGAGGAGCGTGCCTGCGGTGATGTTGGTGGTGAAGTTGATCGCTCCACCGCCGATGGTTGTCTCAAGCTTGAAGGTCGCACCAGAGACTTCGCGGACGAAGTAGTTTGTCGTGGTGTTGAGTCCAGAGCCGCCCGTCAATGCGGTAAAGCGAACTGGCTGTCCGTTGGCGAATGTCGAGCCTGTTGCGGTGATGATATCGGTTCCTGCATCTCCGGTGATTCCGGTGAAGGAAACAATCGTATCTTCTACAACAAGACCAGAGTTTTGGAGCGAAGACCCTCCAGTTCCATCTGCGCGAAGAACAGCGTTGTCAACCGATCCGGTTCCAGACACGCCGCCGCCTGTTAGAGTAGCACCGGAAAGCGTAAGCCCGCTACCTACTTCTAGGTGGGTAAGCTTGTTCTCGCTCTCGTCCCAAAAGATAATGCGATCCGCGCCGGGATCATCTGCGGCAATATCGGAACCAGAGACAGACAACACATCGCTGGCAGATGCCGCAACTCCGCTTACACCTCCTCCAGCAGTCAGCGTTCCGCCAGATAGCGTAAGATTGGAACCCAGCGAAATCTCCTCGATTGCCCCTGTCCCTGCGGTAGAGCGGCCCAACACTTTGTTGGTCGCCATTATTGTTTTACCAGAAGATGTTCCAATCATTTTACGTGTAGCTTAATGTTGCCCTGTCGGACCAAGCGCCTGTTGCGCTTGTCTCCGTTAGGATTTCTCCAGCAGAGTCTATTGTTGTTTTGTAAATTGTCCAGTCATTTGAATCTTCGGCATCTCCCTCGCTGGGGTAGTCTTCCCAAGCTAGTCTCCCGATGTAGAGCGTCAGGCCGTCCGCACTGGTAGCGGATAGAAAAAGATAGAGCGAGGTATCCCTCGGCCTTGCAAGTCGAAACACCTCGCCGCTATCGTCTTTGCTGTAAAGCCTGCGGTCAACTAGGTTAATCGCAAGCTCTCCAGCTTCTAGGTCTTGTGCCGCAGGGGTTCGCCCTGCGACACTTGACCGTTTCAGTTTAATCGTGGTCGGCACGATCCTTCTTTATTAGAAGGTTCCGCCGTCAATCTCGCCTTCAAGAGCCGAGATGCGGGATTCGTGATCCGCAACGTCGGTTTCAAGGCTGGTAGCGCGTCCTTCGAGGGCGTCGATGTCACCTTCAGCGGTGGTCGCACGGCCTTCGAGGGCAGTAATGTCGGACTCAGCGGTGTCGAGACGCCCGTCGAGCGAGGAGACGTCGCCTTCGAGAGTCGTAGCACGACCTTCAAGAGCGTCGATGTCGCCTTCGGCAGTCGTAACGCGACCAGCAAGCGTGGTGGCGGCAGACTCGATAGCGGTGATGTCGCTCTCGGCAGTGTCGAGGCGGCTGTCGAGGGACGACACATCACCTTCGAGGGTGGTGGCGCGACCTTCAACCGCAGTAGCACGGCCTTCCAGAGCGTCGATATCCCCTTCGGCAGTGGTTACACGTCCGGCGAGGGTAGAAGCTGCTCCTTCAATCGCAGTAATGTCTCCCTCAATCGCTGAAAGGGAGTTCGCCACAGTCGAGGCGAAGTTGGCGTCGTCGTTAAGAGCGGCGGCGAGTTCGTTCAGCGTGTTGAGCGCAGCGGGAGCAGCGTCGATGACGTTGCTGATCGCGGTGTCAACGTAGCCTTTGTTAGCGGCGTCGGTCGAAGCAACAGGAGTTGCAACGTTCTCGACAACCACGGAACCAGCGTCAATACCGCCGGAGAAGGTTTTCTTCCCAGAGATAGTCTGCGCAGTAGCTTTGTCAACGAACGCACCTTTACCACCGATGACTTCGATGGAAGTGCCGTTGCCGATGTAGAGCTTCTCGTCTACGAAGTTGTGTGCCAACTCACCAGCGAGCAGAGCGCCAGGAGCGCCTGCGCTGCCAGAGAGGCGGCGTTTGATACGGATATTAGTAGCCATATTATTATTTCTTTCTTTGTTGTTTGTTTAAAGTTGGAGTTACTTGGCTCCAACCCTTCCTTGCGAAAGTGTGCTTGTTTTAAAACTCCCCGCCGTCGTTGTCAACACGCAAGGGGATATAATTGTTTTGTGCTGTATTCCACAGGTAAGGAAGACCTTCCTCTTCCTCGAAATAGATGCGACCCTTTTCTCCTGTGGCTGGAAAATCTGAAACGCGTTGATATGTAACCACATCGTCAAAATCTGTAGGAACGCTATCTGCTTTGATAACTCCTCTTTCTTCGACAACTCGTCCGTTATAAATGACTTTCATACTTGTTAAGGTGCGTCTGCGTTTACGATGTTATTATCTCCGTCGAGGCAGAAGCGAATGATGCCGGAACCGGATGGGGTTCTATAAGAAGCCCCAATATCAATTATTCTGCACGAGATAAGTTTTCCTGTAAGATTTCCATCATCTCCAGGCCCGCCACCAAAAGAACTTCCTCCAGCAGAACAATTCAAAAAAACCCCAGAAGCATCGGCTTCGGGAACACCTCCTCCGAATGACCCAGCGGCAGCAGAGCAGTTTGTAAATACTCCACTTGCCGTTCCGCCCGTTCCACCAAAACTTTCTTCAAGCCCAACACAATTTGTAAATTTACCAGAAACTACGCTGCCTTGACTTGTTCCAAAGCTGCCAATGCCGCCCGTGCAATTTTCAAATACTTGCAACGATTTATTGTTTCCAATCTTAAACTGTTGCGTTCCAACAGAAATGCCGCTCACCCGAACATCGTTCGCAGTAATATTCAGTGTATTATTGGTGACAATAACTGCGGGGGATTGGAACTGTGCGCCGAGTCCAACGATGTCTACATACTCTGCGTCTATCGCTAGCTCGGAAGAAAGCGAGTAGGTTCCCGGCACGATAAACAGCGTAACGCGATTTGTTGCAGAAGGGCTTTTAGCTTTAGCCTCGGCATACTTTGCAGCGAGATTGTCTCCCTGCTGGCAAAGAACGTATCCGTCTCCGCTGGATTGTAATGCAGAGCCAGCCAGACCAGAACTCGCATAAGTATTCTGCGCAATCTTATACAGCAGATTGTGCTGTCCGTCTCCGTGCTTGGGTTGCGTCTCGCCTGTATTGGCGGCGATTTTAGCAAGGAGATTAAGTTGCGAGTCGTTAAGCTGTGGAGCCTGTGCCATGTTACGCTAGTCCTGCGCGTTGACGCAAACGATCTTGGAACGGCACTTCCTCTTCCATCTCTTCCTCTTCCTCCATCTCGCCTTCAGGCATTTCTTCCTCTTCCTCTTCTTCCATGCCGAGAGGATATCCGTCAACAGAGACGAGTTTGAATTCTCCTTCGCCGTCGTAGCGAACTTTTGCGAGGACTTCCTTCTCGTCGCCCTCTTTCATATCGGCGTAGTCAAAACCCTCTGGAGCCTTGAAATCAACCTCTTCGCCTTCGGGCTTTCCGCCCATACCGATAACAACCGCCATTCCGCCTTTACCTTCGTTCTTCATAATATTCGATCTTTCTGGTTGTGGTGCGGAGAGGGATCGAACCTCCCCGCACCTATGCTAGCTTTACGCTACCTAGTCCTTACGAGCAGGACTGATAGACCGTGGCGGGCGAGCAGCGGAGGTGCATGATCGCATAACCCCACTCAACACGCTTCGGCTGGGAACCCTGCATGAACAGAGCGTAGAAGTATCCGGTCAGACCAAGGATGTTGTTCACGTTGTCCTTGTTGTTGATCCAGATGAACTCGCCGCGATAGTTCACGGGGTCGAACTTCAAGCCAGAACCAGGGCTGGTGATGACTTGGGCGACACGCGAAGTGAAGACGTGCGGGTTGTAAATGACGCTAACCTCGTAAGGGGCGGTGCGGTAGTCAGGATTGACAATCGCTTTGTTGCCCGTGGTCGCGGCAGCATTCGCGTAGAACGGAACGCGAACGAACTGGCCGTTCACGAAGTTGTAGCGAGGAGCCTGACGATCAACGATGTGAACGAAACCGCTGTAGGAGAACGAAGCTCCAAAGGGTTTGATCAACTCGTCAACCTGCGAGGAGAAGCGGAGGTCTTGACGGATGTCAGCGTTCTGCTTCTTGAGGTAGTTGCTGGTTTCAGGGGAGCAGATGAGCGCGTATTGCGGCTCACCATCAACCATGGCGTAGTGACCCTCGGCGGAATCGCGGGAGAGGTCGAGATAGAACTGATCGAGCATGCCTTGATCAAGGGCGAAGGTCGGAGCAACGGCGGGGAAAGCCTGATCCGATCCGCTGACAGACATGGCGAGAGTGTCGTTGACGTCGGTGACAACCTTGTTGCCGCAGAGACGAATGAACTCGTCGCGGTAACGGTTGCTCCAGAACCACTGACTGTTCTCTTTGAGAACTTTGACTTCACCAGCGAGTTGCTCTTCAGCCTTCCACGCAGTGCGGAGATCGTTCACGCAGAAACCAGGCGAACGGATAGCGGCTTGCTGGAGGTTGTAGCTCTTGAGGGTGCGAGCGAAATCAACGGTTTGAGGAGTCGGGTTACAGGAGTTGCCTGTGCCGTCGTTGGTTCCCACGTCTTCCCAAGCGGTCGAGGAGACATTGCCCACAGTCGAACGCTCTTGGATGAGGGTCTGGATGGACTCACCCATTCCGGCAGGGAAAGTGTCCTGCTTGATGAGGCGGTTCCACACGTCGGTTCCGATAAGTTTGGCGGAGATCATTTCTCCGATACGGCCAGCTTCTTGCTGGAGTTGCTGATTCACATCAGCGAGATTGTATTGAGACATTTTATTATCTTTCTAAATTATTGTTAATTGCAAGTTCGCCAAATCCGCATCTGCGGAAACGGCATTTGTTTCTCTGTCTCCTCCGAGCCACCGAGAAGCCCTTTCGGGTTTTTTAAGCTCACAATTATTTGTTACTATGCTTGCGGAACACAGCCTCCGTGACATCTTTTTCAACAGGTTAGCCAACCCTGCAATGTGAGAACTAATACATATTGTTGAACTGTTCAAGAAATTTCTCAAAGAAAAACGCCTTACTGCATTTCTACAGCAAGGCGTTCTCAGCGATGACAACTACCAACGAAACTTATGCTACCATGCGTGAAACCATTGATTTCACAAAATCCTCTGTATCTACCTTGGTGTAGTCAACGGGCTTGTTGGTATCCTGCGGCGAACGAGGCGACGTTCCTCCGGCTGCGGGTGCTGCCCCTCCACGGAGTTTGACGTTCTCGTTGCGGATAGTTTCAAGCTCTTTCTGGACGCTTGTGAGTTGGTCAACAAGGTCTGGAAGAATTGCCGCTCCAGCGATGCCGTAGACCTTCAAGTCTTCCGGCCACTGGTCGTATCCCATAATCTCCTGTTGAAGCTTCTCGATGTTAGGACGCTTATCCTCTGGAAGAAGATTGAATACCTTCTCGCCAAGCTTCGGAATAACCGTGTTAATCGCAGTCTCGCGTTGAGCGAAGTATTGCTTGTAAGCCTCTTGGCGCTCCTGCTCCTCACGTTGCATGGATGCCTCGTAAGCCGCCTTGCTGTTCTCTTCGATTTCCAGCTTACGGTTGTTGATCTGTAAGAGATTGTCAGCGAGTTGGTAAATCTTCTGACGATCACGATCCGGCCAATCAGCAACCAATTCCTCAAGAATCTTGCCGTTGCCATTCACGTCCGCTTCCAATGCATCAACGATTGAGGAGCCATCCACATCGTTACGCTTGGCGTAGAAGTCCACATCGTCAAACAACTTGTTAAGAGGTTGCGTGACATACTCCTTATACTCGCGGGATGCCTGAACGCGAGTCATGTAAAGCTCGGAATCTACCGCTTCTCGTTCAGCTTTAATCTCTTCGATCTGCGACTTGAGGGTTTCGATCTCTTTGCTTGTTGATTCAAACTCTTCTCCGCGCTTCTTGAGTTCAGAAAGCTCCTTCTGTG